CGTATCGGGCGTGGGTAATAACTCAGGCGGCAATATCACATTAGTGGTAGGTGCTACGGCTGGTGATGTCCTCACTATCTACCGTGATATGGCGTACCAGCGTTTAACGGATTATCAAAACTCTGGTGACTTCTTAGCACAAGAAGTGAACGATGACTTTGATAGATTGTGGTTAGCCGTACAGCAAAACGAACAGGGTACAGATCGAGCCATTGTTAAGCCGATTACAGACGCATCGTCTATCGACATGACGCTACCTAGCGCAACGGATCGAGCTAATTCATTTTTAACATTTGATTCTACAGGCGCACCTAGTGTTATTGCTGCTGGTAGTATTAATGCTCCTTCATCAATTATTAGACAGCAATTCACTGGTGATGGCTCTACGGTGCTTTTTACTTTGGCTGTTGCACCTGGCGCATTAGGTCAATCTGTACAGGTTTTTATTGATGGCGTGTACCAAGAAGGCGATACCTATACAATTTCTGGAGCATCTTTAACATTCTCTGAATCACCTCCATTAAATTCTTCTATTGAAGTGGTGACTTTTAAAGTAAATGATATAGGTGAAACATCATCTAATTTGGTGTCATATATATCTGCTGGGTCAGTAGAAACATCGGTGCAAGCGAAGTTAAGAGAAACTGTAAGCCCCGCAGATTTTGGCGCTGTTGGTGATGGCGTAACAGATGACACTGCTGCACTGCAGGCAATGGCAGATTATGTTTTCTCTGTCTCCACCGTTCTTGACACATCATTAAGAAAAGGCCACGTCAAAGTTGAATTTCCACCAAGACGTGAATATAAGATTACAGACACTATTGATTTTGGTGGCTCTATTGGCGCGGCTGGCCAGCAAGGATGTCGAGTAAATATTGATTTTAATAATTGTCAGATTTCACCTGCTCCCGATGGCTCTGGCGTAGTGCATAGTGCATTACGTTTATGGGGTTTAAATGCAAAATGGCAAAACTTAACAATTGACTTTGGTGTTTATTGTACTCAACACCAAGTGTATGCCTCTCAACCCGCTGGAATTGTTATGAACCCGCTTGAGGCTAATGTACCTGCAAGCGGTGTAATTTTCTCATTCTGCACCTATCAGCAAATTATTGTATTTAATGCTTGGATTGGATTTTATTTAGAGCCTGACACCGCACCATCGTTTAAAAACCGATTTATCAACTGCGATGCAAAAGGCTGCTTGAATTGGGGCTATAAGATGGATTCAAGCCCAGATGTCGGTATTTCAACGACCAATGTTTGGGAATGCTGTCACGTAGCTGCCAAGCTGGCAGGTAGTGATGTTGCAAACGGTGGTTCATACTATAACTGTATACAGACACACGTGCCTTCAGCGGCGACCGAGCCAGGCGTTGGTGTTGACTGGCAAAATGTTTGGATTGAAAACACAGCAACTAGTGGCTCTGGGTATCCTGCTTGGAGCGCGAGCGAAACCCGATACTACGAGGATGGCAAAGGTTATTATTTATATGCTTTGTCGAACAGCACATTCCAAGGTGGCTGCGCAGTAGACGGTACTAACAACGGCGAAAACGGAAACATGATTACCGTTGATAACCAAGGTGGTTTGGTGATTATGGGCGGCCTCCATGTTGAGGGCTATTTATCGGCATTCGATAACAAGTACCCCATTGATGTGCCTCGCGGTTATCTGTTTATTGATGAGTTGTATTTTCCAGGCTGTTTCTGGATGGCTCCAACTGAGAACATTTTGATCGGCTCATCTCGTGGTCAGGGTCGCAGGGTGTTTTTGCAGGACTATTACGACTACGCGCCCACGATCAAAAATACGCCCATTAGAGCGATTGATGCCACTGGTATTAACTTTGTACAGACAGGAATGGGAATCGCGTCAGACGAGGTTATAGGTACCCCTGACAACGGTTCATTGATTGAGCGCAGGATTGTATCGCGTGACATGTATCAAACTGGCTTAGGCGCTACTAACGTTACTATCACGCCTACCGTTGATGAGTCGGGTACTTACTATGCTCACAATACTGGCTCAACTGGTTCTGCTACTTTGCAACTAAATGGTAATTATGACCAAGGTACTTTCTACAAAGTAAGCTGCTTTAATTCTACAGGGGCTGCCACTGGTACGGCTTTGGTAACTGGTATCAATGGATCGGTAATTCATGGGCCGATTGAAGCAGTAAATGGCCAGACCATTTGTGCTAGAAAGATTGGTACAACCCTGTGGCAAACGTGGATTGAGCCTACAAAAAATACGGATGGCAACAACTCTTACAACTCTAACTTAGGCGTGATGACTGTTAGTGATTTACCTACTGCGGCTGCTGGCTATACAGGTGCTCGTGCAATGGTAACTGATGCAAATGCTACAACGTTTGCGTCAACAGTCGCGAGTGGTGGAGCCAACACTGTGCCTGTTTATTGTGATGGCTCTAATTGGAAAATTGGATAATGACCCTAAAAGACTTCACAGAACGCTACGTCTACAGGTATGACCCAAAGAGTTATGACCAGTGGCGCATCCCTAAACTAGAGGATGGTAAGTATCAAGACGATTGCGATGGATTCTCATTAGGCGTCCTGTACTACGTAGTCTGCAATGAGTCTTTATTCACCTTCTGGTATCAACTTATTTTTGGTCAGGCTAAAATCCATTATGTTGATAACAATGGTGGTCACGCTGTTCTACAATTAGACGGCATGTACATAGACAATTGGACGAAAGAATGGGTAACTAAAGAGCACATGGAATCTTTAGGACATGTGTTTCACCCTTGGATGTTTAACGCATACCAAGTCGCCCTTAAAATGATTTACGCAAAGATTAGAGGATTGTTATGACTATTAAACATTTAGGCGGCATCTTTGGTCGCAACCCTACGTTCAACGAGGTTACAGCCGATGGCAACTTTTATGCCAATGACAACATCATTATGGCTGATGGTAAAGGCATCGACTTCTCTGCCACGTCAGGAACAGGCACAAGCGAACTGTTCGATGACTATGAAGAGGGGACGTGGACGCCGACATACCTTCTGACCACGACTGATTTTGACAGCATTACCTATGACGCTGTTCGCTACGGTGCCTATACCAAGATTGGTAACAAAGTGTTCTGCACCATGAGCCTGAGAACAGATGCTATTACTATTGGCGCTGGCGCTGGTAGTTTGGCTATCGGTGGATTGCCGTTTACAGTGCTTGCAGGAGCAGCCAACAACGCATCCTCAGGTCTTCCGGGGTATTATTCTTCTTGGGCAAGTAATCCTGGTGGCGTTTATCCAACAGCAGGGCAAATATACGCCACTATCGGCATCCCCGGAACGACAAGCAACGCAACTTCTGCTATCCTGAACACGGGAGCAAACTCAAACTTTATCTCCCTGCAATTCTTTTACACGGCGGCATAATCATGACACTGACAAAAGCACACAACCGAATGATTGATGCGGCTGCGGTCGTTGCCTCTGATTGGGGTGTGGTTGGCAATGGGGTGGCTGACGACACCACAACAATCCAAACAATGCTGACGGCCAATCAGGGGAAAACCATTATCTTTGATGGGACTTCTGTTGTCACCAGCAAAATTACGGTGGCGGGCAACAAGACCAAGCTAATCTTCAGGAATGGTGCGGGCATTTCTTATGCAACAGCAACACTGACCGCTATTGAGATTTCTGGGGATGACGTTGAGATTGATGGCCTGAATATCACAGGCCCCTCTACGTTTGATGGGGCCAATGTTACTCCGACCTACGCATCCTTGCTGGTGACTGGTGACGGTTGTGAGATAACTAACCTCCAAATGCAGAACGTTCCCAAAGTCGGGCTTTGGTTCAAAGATTGTAATAGCGGGATGCTTTCCACTTCTCGCATATTTGGGAACTTCCCAAGCGGGGGCTTTACAGGAACGGAAACAGGACACTTTGCTGTCCTCATAGACCCAGCCCCAAGCGGTCGGGAGGGTAACTTTATCGTTTCTCAATGCGACATTACCACATCAGTTCAAGGTGTGTTCATTGGAAACTATGGAGCTGCCTCTCTATCGCAAGCTGTGTCTATTTCTGGTTGCAACTTCGCTGAGTGCTGGAACCATGGTGTATACGGTGCAGGGTCGTTTTCAGTTCCGCTTAATGGCGTATCTGTATCATCCAACACATTTACTCGCTGCCAAACCCCTGTGGCCATGACGGGCTCATACTGCTCAATCATTGGCAATACGATGCACACAAGCGGATCGACTGGAACTTACACAGATGCGACGGGGATTTCTTTGCGGGAGGCTTCTCACTGTATTGTGGCAAACAACACAGTCCAAGGCGATGCGCTTCCAGCTAGCGTCATTATTGATGTGAACACTTTGACAGGCACGGTCTGTAAGGGCAACGTGATCTCCGGAAACACGGTAAAAATTAGTTCTGTTGATCTTTCTGCTCTTATTCGGGTTGGTGGAGCCAGCACGACAGATTTGACTGACAACGTGATAACCGGAAATGTGCTCTACGGCGCAGGCCGTGTTGGGAGTGGGGGTATCGTGTTTGGTCAAACCGCTGGAACTGATTGCTCTGGTTCAATTATCTCGAACAACACTGTAACCATAACCGGAGACTGCAACGGTATTTCGCTCGTTAATGCCAGCGATACCTCTGTCTCTGGGAACAAAATTAGGTTTGAGCATGATGCTGCTGGTGCAGTAACGCTGGCAGGCATTGGTCTTTTTGGTGCATTACGCAACGTGGTGGACAACAACACCATCACGGTAACAAGCGCATGGGGAACAAACATTTCTTTGCGAGGCATCTGGGAAACCACTGGCGCATCTGACAACATTGCTCGGAACAACACATTCCGTGCAGACCTTACGAAATTGACCTCAGCAACGCACTACGTCACGCTAAATGGCTCCGAGATTATTGTTCAGGATACTGGCGCTGGCGCACCTGCATTTTTTGCCGGGATCGGATCAACGTGGTCTCGCACGGACGGTGGGGCCGGAACCAGCTTCTATGTAAAAGAAACTGCGGGCACCAGCGCAATTGGCTGGGTCGGCAAGTAATGCGCCTAGTGCGTGGACAGTCCAGCCAAGGAGATAAATATGGCACTTACTGAAGAAAAAATGAACGACAAGATTGAGGTATTGCACCTTGCCGCTGGTTATCCAGTAGTACAGGTACGCACTGCTACAATCATTAAGCGTGATGACGTAGAGATCTCACGAAACTTTCACCGTCGAGTGGTAACACCGGGCGATGACTTTCTAGCAGAGCCAGATGCTGATGTTATGGCTATCATTCAGGCCGTGTTTACGGCTGAGGCTCAGGCAGCGTATGCAGCTAGAGAAATTTAATTCACTGTACAGCTACAAGTTCGATCCAAAGGGTCGGGATATGTGGCGCGTATTGAAGCCTAATGCATTGAGCGAGTACCACGGCGACTGCGAGGACTATTCACTGTCTGTCCTGTACTACGTTATTTGCCAGGAGTCATGGCTGAAGTTCTGGTGGCTGCTGCTTATCTTCGAGGCCAAGCTGTGCTATGTGATTACTAAGAATGGCGAAGGCCATGCTGTACTACGCTACGGCGATATGTACATTGATAACTGGACACAGGAATGGGTGAGTAAAGCGCAGATGGAAGGGCTAGGCCACCAATTTCATAACTGGAGATTCATTCCCACTACTGTCGCCATCCGAATGATGATGGCAAAACTGAGAGGTTGATATGACAGGCGAAGTAACAAAGAGCATAGACGGCGCTAATCAATTTAGCGATGAGATCACCATCCAGGGGTACTTTAACGCCTCTATCACTGGTATTGCTGGCGGCACCATCGTTACAGTGCAGCGGCAAACAGGCGTAGATGGCACTACATTCACCGATGTTGATACCTTTTCTGCTGATATAGAGACTTATGGCTATGAGCCAGAGGCAGTTCAGTATAAAATCGGCGTCAAGACAGGTGAGTATGGATCTGGCACCTGCAAGGTACGACTTGGTTTGATTGGTCGTGGTCACGGAACTACTACACCGATTCGATGATATGGACGATCAAGCGGTACGACTTAACAGGATCGAAGGCAAGCTAGACAAACTAGCTGAAGCCATGACGATGATCGCTAGAGTAGATGAGAAGATCGTGGCTAGCCAGGCGCGGACTGATCGTCTTGAGTATCGTCTTGACGAACAAGAGTCAGACATCGACCAACTGAAATCTATTGTCGGATATAATGCACAAAGCGTCAGGGTGGCCGAACGCTTTGTCTGGATTCTTATATCGTCAATGATTGGGTTAGTGACTTACTACCTCAAGGTATAGCTATGATTCAGCTCTTAGCGGCACTGCTACCTGATGCACTTAAAATCCTTGATGACTATATACCGGATAGAGATGCTGCACAGAAAGCGAGAGATCAAATCAACGCCCGCCTGGTCGATGCTGCTGCCCAGGCGAATTTGGCGCAAATCGAAACTAACAAAACGGAAGCACAACACCGTAGCGTTTGGGTTGCCGGATGGCGCCCTGCAATCGGCTGGTCATGTGCTGCTGGCTTTTGTTATACCTTTCTCGGTTATCCTATTTTATCTTGGCTAGGCGGCATTCTAGGCTGGCCTGTACTACCACAGATAAATACTGATATCCTACTTGAGATGACCTTTGCGATGCTGGGCATGGCGGGTTTGCGCACCTATGAAAAGATGAAGGGCGTTACTCAATGAGACAGAGCACGATGCGTAAGTTTAAGCCGGTAGCCAAGAAAGAGGGCGTGCCGGTAAAGTATACGAAGGGTGCGAAAGATCCTGAGGCTCGACGCAAAGAGATCAAGCGCACAGCAGAGCGATACCGCAAAGGATTGCTCACCAAAGCAGAGATGAATCGCATATCACGGGAGAGGTCGCGTGGCTGAATTCAAAGGCACTAGCACTGGGGGCTACAGTCCCAGCATTCTCAAGAAAGTGTACAAGCGTGGCTTAGGCGCATACTATTCTAGCGGCAGCCGTCCAAAGGTATCTGCACACCAGTGGGCAATGGGCCGCGTCAAATCATTTGTAAGTGGTAAAGGGGGCGCTCGCAAGGCCGACAAGGACTTACTGAGCAAAAACAAAAAGTAATGAATGTTCAAAAGATTATCGAGCAGCTCAAGCGGCACGAAGGCTTGCGTCTTTGTGTGTACGATGATGCTACCGGCAAAGAGATAAAGCAGGGCTCCAGGGTGCAAGGCCACCCCACTATCGGCATCGGTCGATTGCTTACGAATGCCCGAGGGTTATCTACTATCGAAGTAGAGATGCTGCTAGAGAATGATATTGAAGTAGTGGTAGACGAGCTAAATAGAAACGTCCCCTGGTGGAACGATCTCAACGAAGCTCGCAAGGCGGTAATGGTAAATCTATGTTTTAACCTGGGTTGGCCCAGACTTTCGCTGTTCGAGAATATGCTAGATGCCACAGAGAAGGGCAACTGGGAACGCGCAGCCGATGAGTTGATGGACAGCAAGTGGTTTAGCCAGGTTGGCTTACGTGGGCTGGAGTTAGTAGAGCAGCTCAGAACGGGGACTTGGCAAGACTAGGATGACACTATGGCACCTCAGTATCAGTACAACGAAACGGAATTACTAGAAGCATACGAAGCGTATCAGGAGACCGGCAGCTTCCGCGCTGCGGGCAGAGAGCTAGGCATCGACAAGGAAACCGTTGCCAGGCGAGTCAGGCAGTTTGAAGACAGCCAGGATTTGCAGGACAAGGCTGATAC